AGTACCTCGGCTAAGATTCTTTAAGTACTTTGTAGATAATATGGATAACCTAAAAGTTATCAGGATATGTCTAATTGTACTTAATTCTTACAAACTTGTGACTGTTGGACGACCATCCTTAGCTTCAATTAACCAAGTACCAACCTCTTCTAACTCTGACCCATACATACGTAAACTTAGGTACTATGTCCAGTTACCGCACGTTCCATCTGAAATGTTGGAACCTGTGAAGCATGCTGGAAAACTTAGTAGTAAGTACTGCGACGCAATGGGCAGGACTCAAAAAGGTCTCTATGGCATGGTAGACGAACAAATAATGTCTCACCATGGCGAGAGTCTCTTTGGGAGGGATTATTATGAACCTCCTTTAGTCGGAAAGGTAGTACCAATAGTTGACAAAGGGAAATATCGTAATATACTAGTAGGTTACTGGGCTATCCAATTGAAGACCAAAAAGTTGGCCGATTGGCTTAGAGAGTGGCTCTGGTCGAAAGACGAAGTTGCATCAGGTAATCAGATCAAACTTTCGAATTTCTGTATTGAGTCCCTTAAGAAAGGGAAATACATGATGTCGATTGATTTGTCTGAAGCTACGGATCGACTTTCTGTTGATCTCCAGATAAAACTACTAACCTCAATGGGTGTACCTTTATCATACTTTGACTTCTTAAAGTTACCTTTTTGTTATAATCCAAAAGATTTTAACGAACAAGGTAATTACAAGATTTCTCGGTATAGTAATGGTCAACCCATGGGACTATATATTTCTTTCCCTATGTTCGAGCTAGCCCACTACGTAATATTAAAATACGCTGTCGCCACCACTAAGGCAGATTTCTGCATCTGTGGGGATGATGTGGTAATAGCTTGTGAAGATGAGGATGCTAAGGGAGTAATCTTAACTAGGTATAAAAACCTAATTGAAAGATTTGGTGGAGTGATCTCCCTCCCTAAAACTATTATGTCAAGCAAGCTGGCTGAGGGTGTTGGAGCCATATTCCTTAAGGATATCCCAAAGGAAATACGGATACCTTCTGGAAAGGTTTCGGTACTCGAGGCATACACTCCAGGCACATGGTTGTACCAGGAGATAGTTCGTCAGGGCCCCGTTGGTCGTGCCTTAGTTTATCGGTGGTTATCCACCAAACTTACTAAGGACTACACGTACGAACAGAGACGGCAGATGAATGAATCATTGGTAACTTTAAACTTAATGTCTTGGAGTCAAGATGCATTGCGGTCACTTGATAGACCTGATCATATGCCCCAGACTTATTACTCGTGGGATGAGGAGGATTTTAACTTTTGGAGGAATACTCCCGAAGAAGAGATCACCGATGACCACTATAAATGGATAAGTCTCCGGAAATATCAGGAAGCCCTGGTAAGTAACAAGATAGTCCACCTTTATAAAAGGGAGAAAATGTGTCACAAACCAAAGAACTAAAGTCAAAGACCACCTATACATATGAGCAACGTCAAATTCTCATTCTCAAGGAGGCTTTCGAACGAGACCTCAAATTGTTTATTGAGCTCGTTGGGAACCTACCTAAGAACTACACCTTGACTGTAATTCAATCGGG